TTATTGCCGCTGCCGCCGGTGCAGCTGCTGCAGCGTCTGCAACAGGCCGAGGGCGAACAGCATCAGCATCGCGCCGAACACGCACCAGAACACCGCGCTGGTGGCATAAGCCAACTCCTGCCAGAATGAATAGGACGGCGTCAGCCAGAAGTGGCGGATCAGCAGACACAGCGGCAGCGCATACAGCGCGCCAAGCAACGGGCAAAGCAGCCGCTTGCGGCTCGACAGATAGCTGGCGATCGCACCGGGGACAACGAACAGCAGCAGGCCGGTTTCCCCGTGGTGCTCATGATCCGTGCTGCCGAACAGGCCGGTTTGCTGGCCGAGAAACACCAGGCTGAACAACAGAAAACAGCTGAGAATGCCCAGCCAATATCGATAACTCGTCATGCGAATTCTCCCCCGCCCAATTACCGCATCAATAGAAATCGGTCCGGCCACCCGTCAGGTGACGCTGAACCGAATTTTTTCCTTGGTCAAAAGAGAGTTAAATGCGCACGGCGGCGCAGGAAATCAGCTTTCTGTGCTGGCTGTCATCGGTCATAGCGTCTAGAATGAACGCCGCCGAACGATGGTTCGCTTCGCTTTCTGCTGGTGGTGATTTATGACGTCGTTTTAAGGCTGAATTTATCTCTTATAGTTATCTATATCAAGCACTTACTGGTAAACAATAAGTTATCCTCCGTGAACATAAACGTCGCTAGTTTGTTAAACGGTAACTACATTCTGTTACTGTTCGTGGTACTCGCACTGGGGCTGTGCCTCGGTAAACTCCGTCTGGGCTCCGTCCAACTCGGTAATTCCATTGGCGTTTTGGTGGTTTCCCTGCTGCTCGGCCAGCAACACTTCGCCATTAACACCGAGGCGCTGAATCTCGGCTTCATGCTGTTTATTTTCTGCGTCGGCGTAGAAGCCGGGCCCAACTTTTTCTCGATTTTCTTCCGCGACGGCAAAAACTACCTGATGCTGGCGTTGGTGATGGTCGGCTCGGCGATGGTGCTCGCCATCGGTCTCGGCAAGCTGTTCCACTGGGACATCGGCCTGACCGCCGGCATGCTGGCCGGCTCGATGACCTCCACGCCGGTGCTGGTGGGCGCCGGCGACACGCTACGCAACACCATCGTCAACGGCCCGGCGCTGCTGGCGGCGCAGGATCATCTGAGCCTCGGCTACGCCCTCACCTACCTGATCGGTCTGGTCAGCCTGATCTTCGGCGCGCGCTACCTGCCGAAGCTGCAACACCAGGACCTGTCCACCTCTGCCCAGCAGATCGCCCGCGAACGCGGCCTGGACACCGACAGCCAGCGCAAGGTCTACCTGCCGGTGATCCGCGCCTACCGCGTCGGCCCCGAGCTGGTGGCCTGGGCCGACGGCAAGAACCTGCGTGAACTGGGCATCTACCGCCAGACCGGCTGTTACATCGAACGCATCCGCCGCAACGGCATTCTGGCCAACCCGGACGGTGACGCGGTGCTGCAGGTGGGCGACGAGATTTCGCTGGTCGGCTACCCGGACGCCCACGCGCGGCTGGACCCGAGCTTCCGCAACGGCAAGGAAGTGTTCGATCGCGATCTGCTCGACATGCGCATCGTCACCGAAGAGATCGTGGTGAAGAACAGCAACGCGGTGAACAAACGCCTGAGCCAGCTAAAGCTGACCGACCACGGCTGCTTCCTCAACCGCGTGATCCGCAGCCAGATCGAAATGCCGATCGACGACAGCATCGTGCTCAACAAAGGCGACGTGCTGCAGGTGAGCGGCGACGCACGCCGGGTGAAGAGCGTGGCGGAGAAAATTGGCTTTATCTCGATTCACAGCCAGGTGACCGATCTGCTGGCGTTCTGCGCCTTCTTCATCATCGGCCTTTTGATCGGCCAGATCACCATACAGTTCAGCAACTTCTCGTTCGGCATCGGCAACGCCGCCGGCCTGCTGATGTCCGGCATCATGCTCGGCTTCCTGCGCGCCAACCACCCGACCTTCGGCTACATTCCGCAGGGCGCGCTGAACATGGTGAAAGAATTCGGCCTGATGGTGTTTATGGCGGGCGTAGGCCTGAGCGCCGGCGCCGGCATCGGCCACAGCCTGGGCGCGGTCGGCGGCCAGATGCTGATCGCCGGGCTGATCGTCAGCCTGGTGCCGGTGATTATCTGCTTCCTGTTCGGCGCCTATGTGCTGCGCATGAACCGCGCCCTGCTGTTCGGCGCCATCATGGGCGCCCGCACCTGCGCGCCGGCGATGGAGATCATCAGCGATACCGCGCGCAGCAACATCCCGGCGCTGGGTTACGCCGGCACCTACGCCATCGCTAACGTGCTGTTAACGCTGGCGGGTTCACTCATCGTGGTGCTATGGCCGGGCATACTCGGCTGATCGATTAGCGGGAGAGATGGATCGGCGATAAAAATATTTTGATTTTTTTGTCGCCGGCCAGAACTTTCGTTGGGGGCCGCAGTCTGAATTAGTGCCACTGCTTTTCTTTGATGTCCCCATTTTGTGGAGCCCGATAATCCCGCCTTTTAGGTTCAAGATTATCGGGTTTTTTGTTGCCTTGAAAAAATATCCTTATAAAACAATGCCAAGAAAAACACATAACTACCCTGTGGCGACAAAGTGGCGACAGCCATTTTACGGGCATAAAAAACCTGCTTTCGCAGGCTTCTTGTTAAATCCAAAGTGTTCCCTGATTGCTTCGCGTTGGGTGTGGCGGAACGATATCAACTTTGCCCGGTGAAACGATCTGCCGCTGAATAGATTCCAGCGTCACAAAAGTACAACTGCAGTTTATGTTTTGGCATTGATGATAACACTCTTTAGTGTTCTCACTTAGATAGCGGCTTGTGCGGGCATGGGCGGCAGTTCGGCAAAGCGGGCAATGCATCATGTTGATATTCCCTTCTCAATCTCTCATTTGTCGCGATAATACTCCGCCCGATCGAGAACAAAACTACCTTTAAGTGAATTTACAAAAAATCAATTCACATTACGAGACTTCATAAATCACATCCGACAGCAAAACCTCAAACTCCAGCGCCGTCGTAAAGCCGCTATTGCTGAGACTGTGCGTGACTTTGCTCACTATCCAGTCTTGCGCATCGATCGCCGCTTTAAACCCGCTGACGCGTACCGGCGTTTCCGGCGTGATGTTAGCCCGGCCCACCGCCAGCGACAGTGAGAACTCAGCCACACCGCGCTGAAGCTTTTCCCACTTTGCCTGTGCTGCCCGCATCGCGGCGGCCTTTGTGGCGTAAATTTTGGTGATCGCAAACACGTTATCGTCAGCCCCCACCAGATAGTCGCCTTTCGCCGCCTCCGCCGGTTTCCCCGGTTTTTTACAGCTGCCCGGCTTCGCTTTCGGGTGTTGCAGCGCGCGCAAATGCTGCTCTTTTGGCTTGCGCTGCAGCTTCACTTTCTTCGGCTTCGGCTGTTTTGTATTGAGCCAGCTCGCCGTTACGCCGGTGTAGGCATCCCGATCGGCAATGCTGAAACTGTGCTGATCGCCATCCTGCCGGGTGATGGTATACACCGGCAATGGCTTCCCACCTACCGTGGCGCCGTTCCCCGGTCGCAACAACAGCAGAACGCCATTTTTCACCGCCGCCACCGCGCCGTTGAGCGTTGCGAGTCGGGTAATAAATGCCGCGTCCGTCTCCTGCGTCTGGTCGATATGGCTGATTTTGATGGTGCCCAGACCGGCGGGCAGCGAGGCTTTCAGCTTATTGCGCGCAGCCACCTTCTGCACAATGTCGCCCAGGGTGGTGTCGTGGTAGGACTCATCGCGCCGGGTGTTCAGCGAACCGCGAAAATCCGCACTACGCGCGCGAATAGTCAACGTGTCCGGCGCGCCCCGGTGTTCGACCTCATCGACCGTAAACTGGCCTTTTGGCGTCAATGGCGAGCCTTGCCAGCCGAGCGCCAGCGACAGCACCGCATTGCGCTGAGGCATCGCCATCAGTCCGTCGCTGTCGTCCAGTTCGATGTCGAGCTGGTCGGCCTCAAAGCCCCGGTTATCCGTCAGCGATAAAAAAATCAGCCGCTTGCGGATGTTCTGCGTGATGTCGTTATCCTGCAGCAACAGCGAAAAATCCGGGGCAACTCGCGCCCCGGCTGTCAGGCTTACGCCGCTTTTCATGATAACAACCCTCCCATAGCACCGGCGGCCATCTCTCCGGCTTTATCGTACAGTTCCCCGGCCTGCTGGCGCAGATCGCCAAACATCGCCGACAGGGATTCATCGACCCGCTTCAGGTTGAGCGTGAACTCTGTGCGGCGCGGGCTGCCGTCGGCGAAAAACTCAGAGTGCGTTTCAGAAATCGACTCGATCACAAACATGCCGTAAATCGTACCGGTGCCTTCAATCAGCGGCCACGCCCGGCCCTGCTCAGCCATCAGTTGCAGCGTCAGCAGTGACCAGCGGCCGCCGGTGATCTCCGGCAGCAGCACCCCGGACAGCGTGATTTTTTCCTCATCCATTCCCAGAAATTGCGCCGCCGGGCGCAGGCCAACGCGGGCGTTGCTCGGCCAGCGATATTCCGCGTTGCGGCTCATGGATTGATAAGGCAGCGTCTGCAGCATAAAAACAAACAGCCCCAGCGTTAACATCATCATGAATCTCCGTAAGTCATGCGGCTACGCGCGGCGGCCGCGTGTTTGCGTCGTTCGGCCTCGAGCTGGCGCGAGACTTCGCGCGCAATGGAGGCCGCGTCTTGGCCGGGGGCGCCGTACACCTGAATCGTGATCGGGGCTGGCGCCGTGGCAAGTGCAGCAGCCGGGGCCGACGCCATCACCGGCGTTGACAGCGATAACATCGCCGCCGACAGCGCCGCCGTTTTCCGGCGCCCGGTGACGTTGACCGGGCCGTTGACAATCTCCGGGCCTCGCTCGCCGACGATGCCGAACTGGCCGCGCGGGATGATGCCGCCCTTGTCGAATGCCCCCGCATAACCCGGCCCCGGCATCAGCTCAGGCGCCGGGCGATTGTATGAAATCGCCGGGTTAACCTCCGCCTCATCGTCGCCAAACTTCATCCAGTCCGGCAGCATATCCGTGAGGCCGGAAAACTTGTCTTTCAGCGCCTGCCAGCGCTCGCTAATGCCGTCAATGACCCCGTTAATCATGTTCATCCCGGCTTCTTTGAACTGCCCCGGCAGCGCTTTAGCCCCGTTTACCAGCCCCTCCCATTTGCCATTAAGCCAGCCAGTCAGCCGATCCCATGCCTGAACCGTGGCGGCGCTCAGCGCCAGCCATGCCGCGTTAACACGCTCGCCGATGGTGTCCCAGACGGCGGCGGCACGCTCTGCAATGCCGCTCGCAACGCCCCAGATGCCGGTCAGCAGACCGGGCAATCCGCCCAACAGCTGCAGCGGCAGGCTCAATCCGGCCGCGATCCATTCACCGAACATGCGCCCATAGCGCGCGGCCGTCTGGAGTTCGGCCTGTGAAGATTTCACCGGCTCGATCAGCTTGCCGAACCACTGCCAGACGTTGCGCACCATGTTCAGCAGCGGCGTAAATGCGCCAGCCAGCGGGACAAACGCGGCGCGCATCGGCGCGAAAGCGGCGCTGAAGCCTTCGCCGATACCCGTTAAAAAGGCGCTGATAGATTCCCAATATTTACGGATAGTCAACGCCACACCGGCAATTACCGCCGCCGCCGCGACCACCGGCAGGGTGATCACACTGAATGCGGCCGCAATCCCGGCGCCAACGGTGGTAAAGAGCGTTCCCAGCAGCCCGGCCCCGGCGATCAACATATTGACCCCGGCCATCACCGGCCATGCGATAAGGCCCAACGCAGCGAGGCCGCCGATCAGGGCCGTGACGCCCGCCGTGACTTTCACCAGCGTGCCGACCAGCTCAGGATTGGCCTTCACCCATGCCCCGGCCTTGGTCAGCCATTCGGTGGCGGAAACCGTGAGTTTGCGCAGCGCTGAGTTCTGGCCGTCGAACACCTCAATGCGAACATCTTCCCACGCCGAAAACAGGTTTTTCAGGTCGCCGTCGAGGTTGTCCACCTTCACTCGGGCAATCTGGGCCGTAGCCCCTTTTGACTGGGTGACGGTGCTGTGTTTTTCGCTCAGCTTGCCGTTACCGGCGGCGTCAATCAGCTTGATAGCGCCTTTCATCGCCTCTTCGCCGAAAATGACTTTCAGGTATTCGGCCTGCTGCGCGGTGCCGAGCTTGTTGGTTTTAAACGAGCCGTTAATTTTCTTGAGGATGTTCGCGATCGGCAGCATGTTCCCTTTGCCGTCCTTGGTTTTTACGCCCAATTCTGACAGCGCATCCTGCGCCTGACCGACCGGCGCTTGCAGACGGGTAAACATGGCGCTGGCCGATGTCCCGGCCATGCTGCCCTTGATGCCGTTATCTGCCAGCACGCCCAACAGCGCGGTGGTGTCCTCTATGCTGGCCCCGGCCGCCTCGGCGATCGGCGCGACGTACTTCATCGCCTCGCCAAAATCCATCAGGTTGCTGTTCGAGCTGGTGAAACCTTTGGTCATCACGTCCGCGACGCGCTGGATCTCGTCTATCGGCATGTTAAACGCCGATTGCATGTTGGTGATGATGTCGGCCGCGTCGGCGATGTCCAGATCGGAGGCCAGCGCCAGATTTACCGTTGACTCGGTCGATTTCAGAATGGCATCGCCGTTAAAGCCGGACTTGGCGAGCACCGATTGCGTGCGGGCGACGTCCGTCGGCGAAAACGCGGTCGTGGCGCCAATATCCCGCGCCTGCTGGCGAATGGCGGCCAGCTGCTGGTCATTCTTCGCCAGCCCTAACGTGGCTTGCGTGTCTGACATCTGCCTGTCGAACTGCACCCCCGGCGCAATAAACGCTCCTTCAGCGACCAGCCCGGCGGTAGCGATACCCAGCCCGGCCGCGCTGGTATTACGGACAGCCGCGGTTGCCGATTGCCCGGCCCGGTAACGCGCGCCGACGCGGTTAACCTGTTCTTGCCTCTTGCTCAGGCGTTCCAGCTCGCCGCGCTGGCGGCCCAGCGCTGTCGTGGCTTCGCTGGCGCTGGCCTTCAACCGGCGCTGTTCTGCGCTCAGGTTCCGGGTAGCGATGCCGTCAGCGTTGAGCGCGTCACGCTGGCGCTGCACCGACTGGCGCAGGCCGTTGTATTTCGTCTGCAGCTCGGCGGCGGCGCGCTTTGATGCCGCCAGCAAGCGCGCTTGCTGCGCCGTGGGCTTTTCCGTCGCCTTGAACTGGACGGCCAACGCGGCCGCCTCTTCCTTGGCTTTCTTCAGTGCCTTGCCGGTAACGGCAAGCTGCCCCTGCGCCTTGCGAAACCCCTCAATCCGGGCGCTTTGCGCGTCCAGTGCCTTGAGGGTTTGTTGCGTGGTTTTGATGTCACCGGCAAGCTGTTTGCTTGCCTGTTGGATACTCTTTAGCGGGCGGGTGGCTTGGTCTACGGCCTTCAGCAAGACCTGAAGCTGCAGGCTTTTACTCATCGTGATTAACTCCGCTGCGTTGCAGTGCCTTGTGGCGCCAGTTCAACAGCTCCGTGAGCGTCATTCCGGCCATTTCAGACGGCGGCCAGTGGAAGATCACCGCGATGTCCGCCATCAGGTCATCAACGCCCAGCCGGGCGTCGGGGATTACGCTGCCGAGTTCGGCGACAAAAAACCGACCACTTTCCCGGCCAGCGCCACCAAATCCGGCAGCTCAAGGCGCGCGCATTCTTCTTTTGTCAGGTTCGGCACGGTCACACGCGGCAGCACAACCAGCAGCGCGTCAACGTCGGCGTTGGCGATCGCCGCCAGCCCGACGCCGCGCAGCGCGCCCGCGTTCGGTTTAATCACCTGCACATTGGTGATGGTTGTTTCACCGCGCTGGATCGGGGTGTCGAGGGTAACGGTATTTTCGTTTACGTCTTTCATGATGTTCTCTCAAATCAGGGGGAAAGGGCCAGCCCAGCGGGCTGGCGCAAAAATTACAGGCCGATCGCCTTGCGATGCTCGGCCAGCCGGTCAACGCCGTTGACCTTTTCGACCATGTTCACGGTATCGACCTCGATCAGCTCTTTGCCGTCCACGGTCAGCTTGAAGTAAGTACACTCGGTGGAAACCTTGGTTTCGGTATCCTCGCCCTGCTTGTACTCGCCAAAGTCAATTTCTTTGTGGCGGCCACGCATCACCACTTCCACAGCAGACACCTCGCCGGTGTCGTCACGCTGGAAGGAACCGGCAAAGCGCAGCGGCACGGCATCGACGGCGCCCCACTGTTTCAGCACCAGCTCATCAATGCCGCCCATCGACCACTCAACGGCCAGCGCGTCATCGTCCAGCCCCATATCGATGGAGGCCGCGCCGTTCATGCCGCCGCCCCGGTATTTCTCCAGCTTGCGGGTGAGCTTCGGCAGCGTCAGCGAGGACACGACGCCCATATAGCTGTAGCCGTCGTTGAACAGGTTCAGGTATTTCAGTTTTTTCGGTAGTGCCATGTTCTAACGTCTCCTTTAGCGGTTCACGGATGCCGCAAACGTCGCCAGATAGCGATCGGTGATACGCTGGCGCAGGGTTAAATCTTCCAGCGGCGGCACCGGCGTGTAGTCGTAATCGATAAACAGCTTGCCCGCCTTCAGGGTTTCCTTGGTGTTGGCGCTTTCGTCGTACCAACAAGTGCCGTCGATAATCAGCCCGGCGGATTTCAGCTCGCGGAATTTCGCGTTGATACCGTCAATCATGTCGCGCACCAGCGTAGGCGTTACCGGGCGGTCAACGGCCCATAGGTGCGCCTCGGCCATGGTGTCGGCCAGCACCTGCGCGGTGCGGGTGTAGTTCTCGAACATGAACAACGGATCATCGGAACAGGTGCGGGAACCCCAAAACTTGAAACCGTCTTTGCGGATCAACGTTGTGACGCACGCTTGGTTTAACAGGTCGGCATCGGTGCCGGGCGCCTGCAAATCCCAGAACACGCTGGCGGTGATGCCGGTCACGCCGTTAACGCCGACGTTTGAAAGCGTCTTATGCCAGCCGGTTTCCGTGTCGATTTTGGCACGCAGGCCCAGCGCGCGGGCGGTGGCATAGGCGATGTCGCTCTGGTTTGCGGTGGTGTTCCAGCTGACAAAATCCGGCCAGATCAGCATCAGCTCGCGCTGGCTGAAATTGTCGCGGTACTTGGTAGCCTCCTGCACGGTTTTGCAGCCGTGGGCGCTGATATAGCCGAACGCGCGCAACTGCTGACAAATCCCTGCCAGCGCCGTCGCGACTTCCTGATTATCCAGCCCCGGCACGCCGAGGATACGCGGCTTAACGCCCAGCTCAGCCTGTGCAGATAACAGCGCTTTCATGCCGGTGTAACGGCCTTCAGCGTTCGCGCCGCCGATGATATTGGAGGTGGTTTCCGCCGCGTCTTTGCCGGTGGCAACGCGAACAACCACCGTGACCGGCTTAGCTTGTTCGGCGATCGCCCGCAGCGACGCCGCCAGCGTGCCTTTTTTACCGGCCTTGCCGGAGGCGGCCAGCACGTCAGTGATAAGTACCGGGGTATCAAGCGGGAAAACCGACGCGTCGGCATCCTCCGCCGTGCAGACCATGCCGACGATTGCCGTCGATACGGTGGAAATAACGCGGGTGCCGTCGTTGATTTCGACGACGCGCACGCCGTGATGATAATCGCCCATTAATTTGCTCCGGGTGGTGAGTAGGTGCAGGCATGATGACGCCCGGCGCGCCGGGCCGCACGCGGTGGGTGCTGGAAGGCCGACCAGACAACAGGCGGGGCCGGATTGGGGGGATTTTGAGGAAATAACGATCGCTTGCGCCGATCAATAACGCTGTATTGATCTATGCAATCAATTGGACGGATTTTAGCCGGGCGGGGTAATGTCGAAAGGTAGATGCGGCAACATCAGGGAATACCGCAAATACAAAAGCCCGCATCGCTGCGGGCTTTTTTCTTAGGCGGCGGGCGCCACCGGCCAGTCAATTTCCGGGGCTGACATATCAAGACGATTCAGCGTCACGCGGTATTTTTTCCAGTCCGCCAACAGCGCTTTTTCTGCCTCGGTCGCCATATCCAAATCAACAGCATCCTGAAGCGGCGCAACAGCCTTACCCGCGATCGCCAGTAATTCATTTTTTCTGGCTTCCGCCCTCGCCATCATTTCTTCGGCAGAATAGGCGCGCTGGCTCACCTTCTTACCGTCAAACACCCACTCACCATTAGCCAGACAGCGCTTTGGTAGTTTCGTTGGGTTCAGCTCAATAACCGATAAGCCAATCGGCCACAGCATCGACACATCGCTGTTAATCGCGCAGATAATGCCGCTTTCGTCATAAGCCAGTTTTACGGTGTCCGGCGAAAACAATTTTTGCGCAGCGTACCAGTCAATACCGTTATCATCCTGAAGATAAATCACGTTCTCGCCGAGGAATAATTCTTCCGGCGTGTATCTTTTCAAATTCTTAATGTGTTGCATTTTACACCGTTCCAATTGTTGCCCATGTGCCGTTAATCAGCACCTGAACCGCTGAATAAGCGCCCCAGATTGAGGGGTTGTAGTTTGAGCCGGACATGCCGGTATAAACACAGCCCGACGGTAAATCGATGCGCCCGCCGGTATCCGCGATAACCGTGCGCCCGGCCATGCGCACACCCTGAACCAAATTCTGATAGGCCCAGTTCTGCGCATTGTTCTGCGCAGCCGAGATATTTTGATTAAGCCAGTTGCTGAGGTAGCCGCCCCATACTGACCCCTGTACGTTTCCGTCAGGGTGCCACGTCGTCCCGCTGGAGGTGGTGATCGCAGGCCATTTACCGCCGATATGAATACCCGACTCAAAAGCGGCGGCGCCGGTTCTGACATCCACAGAGAACGGACGCAGGGCGTTGAATGTGCCGTATTGGTCATTTTCGTTTGTCAGCAGCAGATAAAGCCGGTTGCCGTCATTGCGCCAGAAGGAACCGAACCCGCCGCCGACCATGCGATAATTATCAATGTGGGTAGATTGGATCTCCGCGCTGGTCTTTAGCGTCCCGGTTAGCTGCCCGCCAGTCTTCGCCAGATAGCGGCCATCTGCTTCGGTTTTATTCCAGGCGTTAACGTCACCGGCCAACAAATTCACATCGGCGGACAACGGCTTACCGTTCACCTTGATAGAGCGCAGCGCGTATTTCTGGGCCGCCTGCGCGTCGGTCAGCGCGCCGACATCTGCCGCCGTCGGTTTGTAGTCCGTGGTGTATACCTGCGCCCACTTCCGGGCTGTTTCCGGGGTGTCATCACGCATCGAGCGTAACCAGAAATCCGTATTGCCGGAGCCGATCGCAAACTGCACATTGCGATAACGATTTAATTTGAAGGTCAGCAGATTGCCGACCGCTCCATTCATCGGATAACCCTTCGATTGGGCCGCCAATTGCTCCAGCGTGAATCCGTTCGGCCGCGTCAGGTCATCGTCGGCATTTACCGGCGGCGCGGACTCGCTGGGGAATGCCACGCGCGGCAGGTTTAGCGTGTTGCTCATTGTGTCGCCGGTGCGCTTCACATAGCGGCCGTCAGCTTCGGTCTTATTCCATGCGTTGACATCACCGGCCAACAGGTTAACGTCCGTAGACAGCGGCTTGCCGTTCACCTTGATAGAGCGCAGCGCGTATTTCTGCGCGGCCTGTGCGTCCGTCAGTGCGCCGACATCTGCCGCCGTCGGTTTGTAGTCCGTGGTGTACACTTGCGCCCAACGCATTGAGGCAGGGCTATCTTTTCGCAGTGATCGCAAGTAAAACGCCAGATCGCCGGAGCCGACCGCAAACTGAACGTTGCGGAATTCGTTCACTTTCCCGGTAAACAACACCCCCATGCCGCCCGGCACGGGATAGCCTTTGTTGGCCGTGGCAACCAATGATTCAACGGTAAAACCGTTCTCACGGTTCACATCAGTATCGGCGTTAGCGGTATTTTCGTTCGGGAACACGACACGCGGCAGCGCTAACGGGCCGCTCATTGTGTCGCCGCTCTGTTTCACAAATCGGCCATCGGATTCTGTTTTACTCCATGCGCCAACGTCTGCCACCGTCGGTTTAAACTTCGTCGTGTAAGCCTGAAACCACACCACCCCATTACTGGGGATATTCGAACGGCCAAAGAATGCGTTGCCGTTGTTTTGTACCGCCATATACGCCCCCGACGGCCCACCGTCGCAGGGCAAACTCAGCACGCCATAAACATCGCCGCCCGGCGTATTCTTTGACGAACTATTAACCCGGTAGATTTCAGCCTGATTGCAATACGCATCTTCCCGGTGACGTGAGCCGCTTCCCAATCCAAATGCGCCGACCTCCATCAGTTGCCCGCCCTCTACCCCGACGTTTTTCGTCGCGGCCGTACCTAACGCCAGATTGCCACGCGCGGCGGCCTTGTCGGTCAGGTCTGAGAGGTTCGCGGCCTTTTTCATGCTGGCATCACTGACAGCTTTAAGCGCCTTCGGGGTGCTGGCTTTCGTTTCGTCGGTGCTTGTCGTTGCGCTGCTCAGCTGTACCAGCCCTTTCGCCGTGGTGCTGGCGTCCGGGTGGTTTCGGGTTTTCTCATGCGCGGCGATCGCGTCGGCCACAAAATCCTTGGTCGCCAGCACGGTGTCGCCACCGGCGATCACCTGAATCGCCTCGGTGCTGCTGACAATCAGGATCATGCGCAGCGTCTGCGTGCGGCCGCTGCCCTCTTCCAGCTTCGGCTTGTAGCTCTCCGCCATGTTGCTGACGGCAATCAGCGTCCCAGCCTCGTCATAGAGGCCCATTTCACGCAACCACCACCCGCCGACGTTCGCCGGAATAATCATCTCGGCCAGAATGTGATTTTTCAGCGCCTTATCGATAGTCAGCCCGTTGAGCGCCGCGCGGTATTTCTCGTTGACCAGCTTGGTCTGGGCCGGGTTGGGCGTCGGCAGCGTGCCGTTCCCGTCGCCGACGGCCATAGAGACGATTTTCAACTGCGTGCCGCCCGCGCTGGCGGCGGCAATCTTGGCCGCCCCGGCGGTGGTAATAATCGCTTTGTATTTATTCATTATTTTCTCTTATCCGGGGTAAACGGTAATGACATCGCCATCAATGGCGGCCGCGCCGGTGTAAATCCGGCCGGGGATGTCTTGCAAAATGTTGAGGCCGATCAGGTGTCGGCTCAGGGGCTTGGCGTCGGCGATCAGGCGCTCCATTTCCTGATACATTTCCTCGGTAATGCCGGTTTCCAGCACGCCAATATCCAGCCGGAAGGTGCCGGGCGGATCGGCGCCGTCGGTGTGGAACCATTCGATAACGTTAATCAGGTAGCCGAGCGGCTCCACCACGCGGCGCACGGCGCCGATGGTGCCCTTGTGCCGGTGAATGTAGAACGCAGCCGAAACCACGCCCCGCTTGACGTCCTCCGGCCACGCCTCATCCCAGCGATCGACAGAGAACGCCCACGCAAGATAGGGCAGCAGATGCACCGGGCAGGTTTTCGGGTTCCACAAATCACGCAGAGGAACCGGCACGCGCTCCAGCTCGGCACACGCGGCGGCGGCGGCAACTTCCAGCGGTGATGAGCCGACAGGCAATAGACGGTTAGTCATCGGCGCGCCCTGGGGTAATGTTCACGCCAGTGCAGTAACCCGCCTGCGTTTTATCCAGCACGATGTCGGTGGCCGGTTGAGCAACCTCAACACGTTCAACACCTTCCACGGTCAGCGCCGCGATGATGCCGGAGCGCCGGATACTGCGGCCTAAGCGGCGCATGGTCAGTACATAATTTTGCAAACGTTGTTTGGCCTCCGTGAGGATCGGCGCAACCTCCGGGCCGGGATAGAGAAACAGCGTGGCAACAATGCCATAGCGGGTTATTTTTGCCGCTTGCACGATGACGCGATCGGCAACCGGGCGCACGTCCTCATCATTCAGCGCATCGCGGACAACCTGCAGCAGTTCGGGGCTGGCGGTGCCGTCGCCGTCTCGTGACAACACGGTGACGGTCACGTTAGCCGGTGATGGGCTGATTGCCGTCACATCGGCCACCCGGCCATCAGCCGAGCGGGCGTGAAAACGGTAGGAACCGGCCGAACCCGCTGTGCTCATGCCTTCAAAAGCATCCTGCAGGCGCAGGCGGTAATCTTCATCCGCTTCCATGACTGCAGGTGTCGGCGGAATGGTGCTCTCATCCGCCGGGGCGATCACCAGTCGCGGCGTGTTGAAGTTGGCGCCGAGCTGGTCGAGGTCTTCGCCGGTGGAATACGCCAGCATCACCGCTTTCGCGGCATCGTTGACGCGCTGGCGCAGAATCACCTCGCGGTAGGCGTTTTCCTGCAACAGCTTAACGATCGGCTCCGACTCCAGCGCCAGCGTGCGCGCGACGGCCTCCCGCTGTTCCTCCGGGTAAAGCGAAATCAGCGTCGCCTTACGCTCTGCCAAAATGTCTTCATAATCCAGCACCTCAACGACGATCGGCGCGGGCAGCTGTGAAAGGTCAATCGTTGCCATGGTTTCAGCTCACAGGAACAGACAGCGACAACGCGCCGGGGGCATCGGTGCGGGTGCCGGTGATGTCGATCACCATCTTGCCATCATAGGTGGTATTAAAAGCGATGCCGGTCAGCTTGACGCGCGGCTCCCACGCCAAAATCGCGCTGTAGCAGGCGGCCATAATCTGCAGGCGCAGCGCGTCGTTCTGCGGCTGGTCGAGCAGCTCAGAGAGCAACGAGCCATAAGCCCGGCGCATCGGGCGCGAACCCTGCGGCGTGATCAGGATGTCCGCCACGGACTGGCGAATATGCTCGATGTCCGTCAGCGTGCGGCCGGTGCCTCGGTTCATGCCGATATATTTGGCGCTGTTCATGTTGGTTTCCCCGTTTGGCCGCCGCCGGTCTGGACGCCGCCGTGGGTGTGCTTATCAACAACAATGCCATTCGACGAGAACGAGCCGCCGCTGTGCTCGATGTTCCCGCGCATCTCCCCGCCTTTTTGCACTTCCAGCGTGCCGGTGGTGAGTTTGTTGGTGCAAACCACCTCCGGCGCATCGAGCGTGATTTTGTCAGCCGTAACGATCACCACTTTGGTGTTGGCGGTGATGGACTCCGACGCCTGCACGTCGGCGGTTTTAATACCTGACACGCTCAGCGCGCCGGTTTCTGGTTCATACTCGATAACTGCGCCATCAGGGAATGCGATATGCAGCGCATCCGCCGACGCAGACGGGGCCGGGAAGTCATCGGAGAAAATGCCGCACAGCACAAACGCGGTATCGAGTTCGCCACCCAGCGCAAAGATCAGCACCTGCTCACCGACCGAGGGCGCCGACCAGCTGCGAGTACGCCCGGCGCGACAGGTTAGCCAATTCAGCCAATCGGTAAGATTGCCGCCGGTTTCGACGCGGCACAGGCCGTTATCGAGGTCAACGGTGCTCACGGTGCCGATGCGGATCAGGTTGCGCAGCAGGCGCAAAATGTCGTGTTGATTGTTCATGCTAGAAGGATGCCGCCCGGCGCGGGCGGCGACAATGAGGAGAGGTTGGAAGGCTAAAGACACAACAAGCTAAAAATTTGCTAATATCGTTTCGGATTTATTTAAGGAGAGAATAATGTTTGGAATAGAGCAGACGTTCCCAGAAACATTCAGATTTTTCTTTTCATTAATTTGCGCTGCAATTATCATTTGGCGCTGTGGTGGGGTTTCCGCACTATTCCGAATTTTATTAAGAATTGCCGGATTGAATTTCAAAAAAGGAGTCTTAGGCAGGGCTGACGATGAGATATTCTACACTCAGAAGTTCATGTTATTAAATGGCGTTAAAGTTGCAAACACCAAGGATGCAAAGTTATTATCTAATGGATTACTTACTGGCGAGATTTCAAAAAAAAATTTTTACTTCACCTCTTTCTTCGGAACCGTAGGAAAAAGCAAGTCATCTCCTCATGATACCGCCCTCTTAGTTGCCATAATCATCATCATAATAGCATTCTCCATATCACTATTAAGTAGCTTCCCAAAATCGGGTTATACAAACTTCAACTATAAAGACACATCACTTTTAGTTTCCCAAAATGATGTAATCATCCCGACAGGGATATTCAAGAAAAACAAAACATTAAACATTAGTGCTTGCACGAGAATCATTAAAACACATCCATATGATGCATATCGTGCAGCATGCGAATACATTGCATTAAAGGATGAGAAAAAAAACCAAGAGTTAATTGATGCAATAAACTCTTGGGATGACATGAGAAAAATATCATTTATTATATTCATGTCCCTATTGATTTTTTCCGCATGCTTAATCTGGGGAATAACCAACCATAAAAAACTAAATGAACACATATTTAAATGTAGAGAGCAAGAACATAAGTTTAGTATCAATTCAAATCAAGAAGGTGGTAAATAATTACTTCCTCTATAGCTTTAATGTCGCTGATTGAATACCCAAGTAAAGGACGGGCCTCATATATTACCTCCTCGCTGTGCGGCGTCGGTCGATCGCGCAGGCCGTAATGATGCACATTGGCCATACGCTGAACCCGTCCGACAAACTCAACCACGGCCGCATCGCTGTTGCCCTGGGCTTTCAGATAGCGCGCGGTGCGCAGCTTCGAGAACATCGCCCGATCACGCAAGCGCTTTTTGCTGCGAAGCCGAGTTTTGCGCGGCGCGTAGGGTGTACCGTCCGGCGCCTGCTGGCGCTTGATATGTTGCTGTTGACCGGCGCGCAGGCGCTTTGACACGGCAACGGCCAGCGACTTTCGCGACTGCGGCGACAGCTTGGCAATCAGCCCGGCCAGCCGGGCGTCGAAAGGGTTAAGCTCGCTCATGCCATTCACTCACTAATTCACCGTGAACAAAGAGCTGCATCGGCCGCGTGATGTCCTCCGGTAACGGCGGTTCCGGCAGGTGCTTAACGTGTAGTGCGCCGTTCTGTTCGCTGACCACGACACGCTCGGTCAGCTGCAGCGATACGCTGAAATCGTAAGAGCCGTTGTTGTTGAAGTCGCTCGCGAAGGTGATCCCGGTGCGGCGCTTTTCCTCGGTTGCCATGATGTCCGGCTGGTTCTCCCGTAGCCATGCCTGAATCGGCACCATAATTAAATCCAGATCGCCGGTATAGTCCAAAAACAGCAGGTTCAGCGTATAGCGATACTCATGGGACAGCGAGGTAGCAAGAGTAGCGGCCACATTGCCGCGCTCTACCCGCACTTGCAGATTTTCAGGGTTGCGCTGTATCCACGGCAGGCAGCTGGTCAGCTCAGCGCGGAGCTGTTGCGGTTTTATCATCGTGTTGTTCCTGACAGTGTTTTATCGTTTCGACCTGCACCGCGCAGGCCGCCAAGGCGTTTTCAAGCTGGCGAATATCGGCGCTCAGATCGCCGTTAGTCGCCGGGCGGCTGGCCGGGATTTGGCACAGACTCACTTTCGGACAGCCAACGTAGATAATCCGCGGCGCCGGTGAAGCCGGGGCGCTGGTGCAGCCGGGCAACGTCAGCAGGCAAAGCAGTGTTAAACCAGTCCCGTAATTGCTGATTTTCATTGAGTAACCTCTGTATCTTCTGCTCGCGCGTCAGTGCCAGCCGGTGCGCGGAGGCGAGATCGTCCCTTAACTTTTCCTCTTCCTGCGCCAGCCGACCGGCCGCCGCCTGCAGCGTGTCGATCGCCGCGCGGGTATCCGCCAGCGCCGCCGCTATCCGGCCATTTTCTTGCCGGGCGCTTTCCAGCCGCTCACCCAACGTGACAACCTGCCATTTCATCCAACCGGCGACGACCAGCGCCAGCACCAGAAACCACCCGATCGCGTGGCTCATGGCGCGGCGCCGATCAGGCAGTGGGCCAGCTCCGCCGCCCGGCGCCGTTCCAGCCCCGGCGATTTGACGCCGTTGACGAACACCCAGCGCGGCAACTGCTGGCAGGCGCTGCGCCAGTCATGCCGCTTGATGAAACCGGCCAGCGTAGAGCCGCAGGCGGCCGTGACACCGACGTTAAAGGCAAAGGACACCACCGCGTCATATACCGGCGGCGGCATCGTGACAGGCATACAGCGGCCTATGCCGCGCTCCACGCGATACACGTCGGCGATGAGGTTAACGGCGGCTTGGCGCTCGCTGATAACCGCGCCGGGCTTTACCCCGGCCGTGTGGCCGATGCCGCTTGTCCAGACGCCCGCCTGACACTGGTAAGGGGATAAACGGCAGCCCTCGAAATCGGCCAGCAGGCGCAACCCGGCCTCAGAGATCTGCAGCGCGCTGAATTGTGGCAGTAGCACCGCCAGCGCCAGCACGGCGGCCACGCTGCAGCGTTTAGCGATTGAGTTCATCGTAAACCCTCCGGCTAACGCCTAACTTGTTCAACAGCTGGTAGCTTTTGCGGCGGTAGTACCAGTTGACGAGGAACGTCCCAACGCCAACGGCGGCGCCGACCATAAAGGCGATATCCTGAGGACTGTATCGGCCAATCCAAGCGAGAAAGGCCGCTACGGTATAGGCCACCCACGACGTAATTTTCTCCATTGCTAATCCCATAAATTGACGGTTTCACGCTGCGGCGCGGCGGTCACGTCCGGCAGCTCGACCGGGTGGCCGTGGGGCAATATTGCCCCAGCAGCGGCCAGCCCTTCATTTAGCGAATAGACCTGCTCAACCACGCCCTGCGTGCGCCCGTAGTAGCGCCAGCAAATCGCGTCAACGGTGTCGCCCTGCAGGGCGTAGACTCTCATCAGAGCAGCCCGATGATGCAGTGGCTACGCTCGGCCACGTTACTGATCGCGTTGCGAGCGTTGCGCCACAGCTCACCGATCGAGGCTTCAACCACATCAGCCTTGCGGCCGCCGGTGGCGGTGGTGTCGAAACTGCGGTATTGCTCCGAGAGCTTCGCCAGGGTCATTGCACTGACCGCGTTGCGGTATTCGCTCACCCGCACGCTCTCACCGTCGAGCTGTTCGCCCGGCACATCCTCAAGCCGCTGATAGCCGTCGGCCATCTGGTCGCGGCGGAAGGTGAACAATTCGGCGTTCACCTCCGCGATCGCGCTTTTAATTGCCAGCCGCAGGCGCGGGGCGGTGATTGTGCCTTCAATGCGCATCACGTCGCGCACGTCCGCCGGGTCAATGTCCGGCCAGAAAAAGACGTTTTTAACGATCGGCTCATCCTCCGGGCGCGGTGCTGGCGCGTCCGGGCGTGGCCGTTGGATCACAACGGTGCTCATATGACCTCAGAAAGTTAGGGGGCGGTGGACGACGGCGTTGACGAGGTGAAACCTGTCGCGGCCGTCGTGCCGCCCGGCGCGGGGCGCGTTCTGTCAGCGGCTGGCGGCGGTGCGTATTGCCCGCTCCAGCCGTTCAATGTCCTTTTTCACGCCGCAGCCGTTATGCAACTGCAGCGCACGCTTAAGGTGGTTCAATGCCAATTCAGCCCGGCCCGCCGCGCGCAAGACGTACCCGGTGATCTTGTGCAGCTTGGCGCGCACTTGGTCGGGCATGTCTTCTGCGTCGGTGAGTTCCATCGTCTGCATGAGGTGGCCAATCTTGACCGGCTCCCCGGCCTCAAAGGCGCGGGTGGCAGACTCGGCGACGTCTTCTGCGATGAGGTATGGCGTGGAGCGCGCGAAATTGCCCGGCGGCGCCAACTGGTAGCGCAGCGCATAGCGGGCGATGTCCAGCGCGCCGGGAATGTCCCCGGCATCCAGACGCCAGATCATGACCGTCATCAGAATGGCGTCCTGCGCGCCGCGACCTTCGGCCAGCACACCGGCAACCCAGGGGGCATAGTCCGGCAGCAGTTGGCGCTTGAGCTCGGCCTTACGCTCTTGTGAGCGCACCTGTTTGAGCTTTCGCTTATCTTCATTGAGTTTAAGCATCATCCGTTCATAGCCGTTGGCGTGGCGCAGCGGGTCATTCTCCCGCTGCGCGGCCAGGGCCGCTGACTGGCGCATAAGGTGACGGCGGGCAGGGCTGGTCATGGTTATTTACCGCCTTTCGCTTTGTCGTCTGCCGATGCTTCCTCCCGAGCTTTCACCTCGGTATCAGCGGCAGGCTCCGCTGGTGCGGCGGCTACTTTGACCGCCTTAACAATGGCCTCGGCCAGCTCGGCGATTTCATCTTTTTTTGGCTCCGTCGGTAACAGCTTAATGTTCTCCACCAGACAGCCGCAGGCGTAATCCTCCACCACATAATCCTCATTGATGGATTCATAGTTTTCGATGCGGTCACGCTTCGAGTTTTCCACCATATGGCGGCGGTGCGTGTCCTCTTGCCAGTAGATAGACAGGTTATCCATGCGGGTGATCAACAGCGCATCCGCTGGGAAGTACGGCACACGCACGGCGGGCAGGTTGCCGATGCGCTTCTGGCTGATAATCAGATCGGCGGCCATCGCTTCGGTGTTGGGCTGTTCCTGATTGACCAGCGGGAAATACTTGTCGGCCAGCAGTTGACGACCGCAGATCACCACCAGTTCTGGGTCTTCCTGATACCACGGTGCAATCAGGGTGTTGGTGGCATCCATCACCAGCGCGTCGAGATTGGCGTAATCGCCACCGGCGCCCACGCGGACTTTTTCAGACACCACGCTGCCGTCCTCCCCCACGACTTTATTCATCACGCTGCCCGGCGCATTCTCGCGGTACTTCTGCAACCAGCCCGGCCCGATGTCTTGCAACAGCGGGAATTTGACGCGGTTGGAGGTTTTGGCGCGGTGCGTACCGTTAAAGCCAATCATGATGCGGTCAAGCGCCTGACGTTCAACAATTGCATCGCGTAAACGGGTCTGGAAATCCTGATAACGGGCCCACAGGTCAAGGGTGTTGTAGCGGATGTGGAAATCGTAATTCACCTGCTGGCAGAAATAGCCTTCTGCATCCAGCGAGGCAAAGTCGGCCGTTTCGCGTTCATCGCCGCCGGCGGTGTCGGTGGTGCTGGCGATGGAGCCGCTCACACCTAAACCGACTTTCTCTCCCTTCATTTCCTTAACCGGCACGATATTGATGCGGGTCAGGAACGTCGAGGAATCCTGTACCCGGGTCATGATGGTTTGCGTGACGGACGGCTCAACGCTGAATTTTTTATCCAGATCGCCGGTAGCGACACCGTTCAGTTCGGCGAGGCGGGACATAAACGCATTAAATTTAAAACGAGTTTGCTTGCGCATTTTTCTTCCTGTTTTTGTTCGGTTTTATCGGGGAAGACTGCCTTAGCAGTCGGTCAACACGTCTTGCGCGCTGTTGCCGCCGGTGGCGTCCGGCCGCGCCGGTTGGCTGAAATCTTCCGAGGTGGAAAGCTGAGCTTGCAGCGCGCTGAACGCATCGCTACCGATTTTTACCTGTTGCTTGAGGTCGGCTACCTGCTCGCTCAGTGCAGCGAATTTCTCGGTAAAGCGGGTGTCCGCTTCCTGCAACTGCTCGGCCACGGTCATCACGGCACCTTCCATCTCACCAAATCGCACATCGTCGGTGGCCTGCTTGCGGCTAAACATCGCTTTGATGCGGGCAGAGAATGAGGTTTCCGGGTCAGCGACCGGCTCAAAATCGAAGTGGACTTCCAGCGGCGCGGAGAACTCGACGTTCTCGTGGCGGCGGCTGAACTCCAGCATGTCAGTGCCGAGGCTGGCCGGATCATCGGTGACGGCCAGCCCGACCAGATACGACTTGCCGGTTTTGGCGAAATCGCGGCGGATCTCCATCGAGGTAAACACCTTTTGGCCCGCGCCGACCATCGACACCAGATCGGCGGTCGGGGCCAGACTGGCATACAGCGCCCACTTGCCGTGCAACAGCGGTTCGTCCGGCTCGTCGATTTTCTCGGCCTTCAGCTCAACCACGCCGCCGTAACGACGAAAATAGCCGTCCGGCAAAATCCCCTTGATGTGCTCCATATTGATACGGGCGCCGTACACCTTGGGGCTGTAGGTCGCGGCCATCTGCTGAATATCCGCAGCGCCGATCTCGCGGCCGTCAACGGTGTCGCCTTCAACGCCGATGCGGAAAAACTTAGTAACTTTCTTTGCCATGTAAACGACTCCGGTTGTGGTGATTGGGTTCGGGGCTAGTTTCGGGGGAATGGCGGCGAGTCTCAACGCGTTGCGGTTGGAAGATCTGAGGCACAACAATGGCTTAATGCGAGTCGCCCGGCGCTTTCGTAGCCTTGGCAGCATGAATACGACACCGGCAACAACCATCATCAGCGATCCGCGCCGCCAAGCTGCCTTGCTCTACTGGCAGGGCTTCTCTGTGCGCCAAATTGCGGAAACGCTGAACCTCAAGGGGCCGACCGTGCAGAGCTGGAAACTGCGCGATAAATGGGACGACATCGCGCCCATTTCCCGCGTGGAGCAAAGCATGGAAGCGCGGTTGATTCAGCTCATCATGAAAGACGTCAAGGAGGGGAAAGACTTCAAAGAAATCGACCTGTTAGGCCGCCAGATTGAACGGCTGGCGCGGGTCAATCGCTATTCAGCGACCGGCAACGAGGCGGACTTAAACCCGAACGTCGCCAACCGCAACAAAGGCGAGCGCAAGCCCGCCGAGCGCAACGTGTTCAGCGATGCCGCCGTGGAAAAACTGCAAAGCATCTTCACGGAAACCACCTTCGAGTATCAAATGGGGTGGTATCGCGCCGGGTTACAACACCGTATCCGCAATATCCTGAAATCACGCCAGATCGGCGCCACGTTCTTCTTTGCCCGCGAGGCGTTGCTCGATGCGCTGAACACCGGCCGCAATCAGATTTTCCTGTCGGCCAGTAAGGCGCAGGCGCATGTGTTCCGCAATTACATCATTGATTTTGCGCGGCTTGTCGAGGTTGATCTGAAAGGCGATCCGATGGTGCTGCCGAACGGCGCCCGCCTGATGTTCCTCGGCACCAACGTGCGCACCGCGCAGAGCTACACCGGCAATCTGTATCTTGATGAGTATTTCTGGATACCGAAGTTTCAGGAGCTGCGCAAAGTCGCCAGCGGGATGTCGCTGCACAAGCGGTGGCGCACTACCTACTTTTCCACGCCGTCGAGTCTGGCGCACTCCGCTTATCCGTTCTGGTCGGGGGAACTGTTCAACAAAGGCCGCCGCAGTAAAGCCGATCACGTTCAGCTCGACCTCAGCCACAGCCACCTGTCAAAAGGCGTGCTGTGCGGTGATGGGCAATGGCGCCAGATTGTCACGGTTGAGGATGCGCTGACCGGCGGCTGTAACCTGTTCGACCTCGATCAGCTGTCGCTCGAATACAGCCCGGCAGAGTATCAGAACCTGCTGATGTGTGAATTTGTGGACGATACCGCGTCGGTATTCCCGTTCGCCGAGCTGCAAGGCTGCATGGTCGATACGCTGGAAGAATGGGAAGACTTCAACCCTTACGCCGTGCGGCCGTTCGGCTATCGCCCGGTGTGGATCGGCTACGACCCATCGGAAGCCAACGGCGGCGACAGCGCCGGATGCGCGGTGATCGCGCCGCCAATGGTGGCCGGGGGCAAGTTCCGCGTGCTCGAGCGCCACCAGTGGCAGGGCATGAACTTTGCCGCTCAGGCCCAGAAGATTAAAGACCTTACCGAAAAATATTGCGTGGAGTACATCGGCATCGATGCGACCACCGTCGGCCAAGGTGTTTTCCAACTGGTGCGCGAGTTCTTCCCGGCCGCGCGGGAAATCAAATACACCCCGGAAATCAAAACCGCCATGGTGCTGAAGGCAAAAGACACCATCGGGCGCGGCTGTCTGGAATACGACACCAGCCACACCGACATCACCGCCGCCTTTATGGCGATCCGCAAAACCATGACCGCCAGCGGCGCGCGCTCCACCTACACCGCCAGCCGCAGCGAAGAAGCCAGCCACGCCGATGTCGCGTGGGCAATCATGCACGCCCTCTTAAACGAACCGCTGACCGCAGGCAGCGGCCACAGCAGCCCGAACATTTTGGAGTTTTACTAATGAGCAAGCGCAAAGGCCGCAAGGCATTTACCCCCCCGGCGCCAGCCCCGGCAGCAGAGCAGAAGCAGGATTTTGAGGCGTTCACCTTTGGCGAGCCGTCAGCTGTGCTGGATAAGCGGGAAATTCTGGATTACATCGAGTGCACGACCAATGGCAAGTGGTACGAGCCGCCGATCAGCTTCGATGGGCTGGCACGCAGCGTGCGCGCCGCCGTGCATCACAGCTCGCCGATGTACGTTAAGCGCAACATTTTGGCGTCTACGTTCATTCCACATCCACTATTAAGCCAGCAGGAATTTAGCCGCTATGCGCTGGATTATCTGGTATTTGGAAACGCTTTTTTAGAGGTCAGGAAAAATCGACTCGGAGAACCACTGCGCCTGCAGTGCTCACCGGCAAAATACACCCGCCGGGGTGTTGAACCTGATACGTATTGGTTTGTGCAAGACTGGAAAGAGCCTCATCAGTTTGCGCCAGGGAGCGTGTTTCATCTGATTGAGCCGGATATTAACCAAGAGCTTTATGGGCTACCGGAGTACCTCAGCGCGTTGAATTCAGCGTGGTTGAATGAAGCGGCGACTCTATTCCGCCGTAAGTATTATCAGAACGGTGCACACGCTGGTTATATCCTGTATATGACCGACGCGGCGCAGAGCACCAGCGATGTCGACAGAATGCGCCAGGCCATGCGAGATACCAAGGGGCTGGGTAACTTCCGCAACCTATTCATGTACGCCCCGAATGGTAAACCAGACGGGATTAAAATCTTGCCTCTGAGTGAGGTTGCTACCAAAGATGATTTTTTCAATATCAAGAATGCGACTAGGGACGATCTACTGAGTGCTCACCGCGTGCCGCCGCAAATGATGGGGATTATTCCAAATAATACTGGCGGGTTTGGTGATGTGGAAAAAGCCAGCCAAGTATTTGTCCGCAATGAATTATCACCGCTACAGGAAAGAATGAAGGAGATTAATTACTGGATCGGCGAGAAATTAATAAAATTCACAAAATATAAATTACCTTAATCAAATAAACGCCGTCAAAATAGACGGCATTATTAAAGACAAACAATCACTGAGCTGGCTGATTTAATAGGAGTTGTAACTTAGAGTCCAACTTCACCTCTAAACTTATACTCAAAATAGATATTGTTTCTACTGCATCGCTTAATTCTGTCGGTGTAACAACAGGATTACTTTCACCATGCGCTATTCTATTTCTCACCTTTAAAAGTTCATCGATAAAACCGACATAGCCCACTCTTCTTCTTTTTCTTTTTGACACCCACTTCCTTTCAATTTCAGCCAGCACCGCCCCCCTAGCAGTATCATCACCGCCAACAGCCAGATGAATTTTATTTAACATAGAAGCATTAACCTGTGACTCTACATTATACATTGAGTCAAAGTTGTAATCTTCTATACTTATAACATCTAGAATCAATGGCATATCAAAAGCCTCAAACAATCTTTCAATATTATCAACAGTAGGGTTCGCATTGGTTGCTGAGAATTTATCAGCATTCAGCTCCACTTTGTTCGACTCTGAAATAGCAGAAATTAGATCACAAAATAGAGTTTTATTTTTTATTTTATACTTTTCCACACAATGGAGAGTGTGCTCATACATAACCGAGTCTGGCAACCCTCTTGCAGTTAGCGAGCTATCATTTATTTCATTAACAAACTCCTTACAGATATCTCTAAGGAAACCTTCAAAGTAACCACAGAGAAGAACTAAACCAGAACTGCACATTGTGTTTTTTTGAGTCAAGCTTATGTTGCCACTTGTAGTTTCAGCAAGCGCAGCTAGCTCTCTGACCTCTTCAAACTTACTTAAATAGCCACTAGTGCAATTCATATAGTTAGTCCTGAAGGATACTAGTTAATACAGAACTTCTTTTCAATGCTTTGTTCTTTTTCGATGTTCCCTGGAAAAGGCTATCCCAATATTCAGCAGTAGAAAAAGCATTGAAGCTTTTAAGCGAAAGGTCCTGCCCCCCCCCGGCCTCTACAACTCTAGAGAATGCCACCATTTGAGATTCAAAAATGGCACCATTAATTAGATTTTTATAAAAACCGGCTGTGATATCATTTCTGTCTTTAGGTTTTCGAAAAGCGACTCCAGGCCCCAGACTTGAATGAATTAAATCGATAGTATCGTTAAACAAAATCTCTAATTGTTTTTCTTTGGAAGACGATATTTCTCTATATTCCTCCATATATAAATTTAGATATTCAGCATAATTATCAGAGTAATCTGAATGAACAGTTAAGTCTCTATATGCTAAAAATCTGAGCACCAACTCAACGCCTTTCATTGACTTCTCATCTGCTGGAGGGAGTGCAATTAACTCTCGGAATTTTTCGTTTTCAGACAACTTTTTTATCAGCTTATTAAAGCTTCCGCGATGTACACAGTTTCTTATTTCTTGTGCAGTTAGTTCTGCACTACCGGTATTTAGCCTTTCAAAAACTTCAAATTTCAATGTTTCATCAGAATCATTGAGCACAACTATGCAACGAATTGGCCTTTTCGATATTGATGATTTGAAAGTTCTGTCAATTTCCGCATATGACTTACCATTTAGATCCGGTAATATTTTCAACCCTTCAATAACTAAAGGAGTAATTCCAGCATTGGGGAAAATATTATCAAGCTCATCATGCTTTATGAATCTAAACAGTGAAGTTAGTCTTTGCTGCCCATCAATAACACTAAAGCTACCATCCTTTTCCTCAGCCAAATAAATTACTGGCACTGGAATATTCAAACATATAGACTCAATAAATTTAGACGCTTTTATAGAGTCCCATTGATATTTCCTTTGATAGTCAGGTTCTAAAACCAAATCTTCATCAATGATCATATCCATTAGAGTCCTAACGGCATAATCATAAGGTTGAATCACGACTTTTCTTTCTTTTATATGCTCATAAGGTTCATTTCCTTGTTCAACATCATCCACAGAAGCACCCTCTTCCTGAATCAAATCGATATCTTCGCTCATGAAATCCACCATAAATCAATAGAAATAAAATTTAATTTACCAAATTAGCCTGAAAATGCCAACTATTTTAAATTCATAGATATTTACCGCACCTTACTATTTCACGGCCATTAATTTTATTAGTAATTAAAGCAACTTAGGTATAGTCAAAGCACTAGCAGTTCATTATATAACCACCGACGGCTTGAAATGAATATATAAATGATACACGCGCAATGCTATCCCCTCCTCGCCTGCCCGCTTCATGTGTCGCTTTTAATGCAGTTGCTTGATCCATCGCGATCCGCGCCAGCGCGGGCGCTGCAGGGATAAAACTCACACCGAATCATAATGCAAATTCATGCACCTAATACATGCACAGGGTATTTAGACTTGAGCTGGCAATATTCCCTTGCAGCGCACAATCAATCTTGACAGTCCGCTCTGAGCAGGAGCGGACGCTTCTTGATTCTAGAAACATTCTCATGTCGTGGCCAGTTTTTGTTGACCACTTCAGATATGATTATTTGAAGATAACCATAATTATATATTCGGTGCAAAACTGCCAGATATATAGGCGGACACAGAAAACCCAACGTTATAACGTAACACTATAAATTCATTGACAATTTCACCACCTGGATTTATAAGAACATTCTCATTTACTTAAAGATAATTTTGAAAATGCCATCTAAAACATTTGTCGTTCTTGCTAAATCAATTAAACATAAAAAGTTTTGTGTTGCAGGGAAAATTTATTCTAAGGGGACTATCGGTGAATGGGTTCGTCCAATAAATCCTTTGGTTGATAGTGATGCACTAACCTTTAATAACATTGAATATTCATCCAAGAAGCAACCTGAACTGCTTCATATAACTTCATTTAGCTATTTGAAGAAAGAATCACATCAAATTCAATGTGAAAATTATTCAATTGATCCATCCTTTTATTGGGGGGAAGTGGGTATCTTCGATAAGAGAAACATTAATGAGCTTTTAGATTACCCAACCACTCTATGGGTTAACGGTTACTCATCATATCATGGTGAAAATGATAGGTTCCTAATATCATCAGTCACAGCCCCTATTCAGTCGTTGTTTTTTGTCTATGTTGCCAATTTAAAAATAAGAGTTAAGAGAGAAGGAATTGATTTTGGGAATGATTTAAAAAGATTTAGAGCTTTCTTCTCATATAATAACATTGATTACGCGTTCATTATTACTGACCCAAAGGTATATAGTGAATATGGCCAATTGAAAGAAGATACCTATGATGTAGGTGGGTGTTATATTACTTTGAGCACAGCACCACATAGTGACGGTTATTGCTACAAATTTTTGACAGCAATCATTAATTAAACAAGAGAGTGATCATATGAAAGTGTTTTCAATTGGTTTCACTGAAAAACCTGCCGAAAAATTCTTTAGCCTAATCAAATCTGAACCTGACTTGAAAACCTTAGTTGATGTACGTCTTAATAATGTTTCTCAGCTTGCGGGTTTTGCTAAGAAGAACGATTTGATGTACTTCTTGAAGGAACTTTGCAACGTTGATTATGTTCATCTACCGGATCTTGCACCAACTAAAGAGATCTTAGATCAATACAAAAAAGGTCATGTCTCATGGGAGGTTTACGAGAGTAACTTCATGAATTTAATGGCGAAAAGAAACATTGAGCGAATAGATAAGTCAGTGATTGCAGATAGCTGTTTGCTCTGCAGTGAGCACAAATACCATCACTGCCACCGCCGTCTTGTGATAGAGTACTTAAACAGCCATTGGGATACTGACTTTGAGGTTAAACACTTGATATGATGAAAGTAATGATAATATATCATCCTGACTTTGTATCCAAGGGAAAGTTTGAGCGTAAGCTCTCACGGATTTTTTCCAAGTCAAATGACTATCAGATATTTTACTTTGTCGATCATAATAACTTATTAATTCAATATTTCAAATCTGATGTATTGAATAAACTTGATCCTGAGATATTAGCAGACCCTTTTTCAATTGATTTAACTCATGCTGTTATTTTTGACTCAGCTAATACACCCGAATTCATCACGACTAACGAAGTTTTATCCAAGAAGATTCCAGTTCGCTACATCAAAGATAAGATCACCTCAGTATCAAATAAAGATAGAGGTGAACACTTTGATACCTATTGTGGTAGAGGAACGCTTTGGGGAAATCCTTATGCGATAGGTGCAGATGGTGATCGTGATGAAGTTATAAGGAAATTTAAATACGATTTTGATCGTGACTATCTCAAAGGTGGTTCAGAGTTTAAAGAAAAGCTGAAAGCACTGAGAGGACACACTTTAGGATGCCACTGTAAACCATATGCTTGTCATGGGGATGTGCTGGCACAGTATTTGAATGAATTGGATGATGGTGAGTAATGCACCATCATCAGTTTCAGAAGTCATCTTTTATATGATTGTAAGTATTCCAGCTTCATTTCCAGGCACTTTTTTAGGGGGTAAGTCACGGTGTTCTTCCGTAGATGCTCTCGAGAGACTGCTTCTATCACAGAGCTGCCCTGTTAGGTTAAGTTCTGTGCTGTGACAATGTCAGACCAAGTGTGAGATAATACTATTTTTAGCCCAGATAAAGGTATGTATTGTGCTGATAACGCCCCTCGTCAATCAACCTGAAAACGTGGCCGGACTGGTGCTTGATGTAGTAATTCGCCTCTTCAGGCGTTAGGTGTGTGCCGAGCCGGTTTGCGGCATGAATGAAATCAACGGTCTTTATGCGGCGGCCCTTGCCGTTCTCGTTGAAGTTCAGCGCCTCCATAAACGCCCCGGCTAAGTTTAAATCTCGTCTCATACGTCACCTATGGATTAAGAGATCGCGGCAAGCTGCCTGATCACTTCTGCTTTTTCAGGGGCAATGCTGGTTTTCATCTCCCCCGCCAGTTCTGAAATCCATATCAGTGCAATGTCTTTGTCTTTCGCTTGGCTCTCATAACAAACCCCCAGACGGGCGATGAGTTCAATTCTTTCTAAAACAACCACTTCATCCACTTCTTGCACCCTTTCCCTCCGATGCTTAATCACTGTATGCATGTACAGCATATGCCTATCGGATTTGATTTCGCAAGAAATTATTGGAAGCCAGTCCAATCGCTAACCGCTGGATAGTGCATTGAAATATCACCAAATTTGACTTTAGCGCCTCGCGCCAGTGCCTCAAGTTCCCTGCGCGTCGGCTCGATGCCATGTAGTGCCAGCTCTGAGTAAATTCTGGGAACGCGATCACGTTCAGCAGCGGTTAATCTTGCTGAAGGAGCTGGCTCCGGCCGGCTATATGGGTCAATGCTTCTCTGTTGCCTGCTTATCTGCGGGGCATCTGCCCGTAAACGCGCCATAACAGACCGTGTAACGGTCATGTCATCCCAGTCAATCTGAGTTTCCGGTGCATGTTCCATCACCGCCACGGCCTCTACAGGCTCCCCGTCCTGCGTATTTTCGGCGCCACCGCTACCGACCAACCCACAGTTATTGACAGGACTCCGAGGCGCGCCGGAGGCGCTTTTCAAAATCAAAGGCTCAACGGCAACGGCTTTAGCGACGATGCGCCATTGCGTGGTGCGGGTTTCATAAACGCGATCGGCACCGATATGCGGGGCAAAAATCCCCGCTATTTTCTGCACTTCTTCGTCATAGGCGTTGCGCTCGTCGGCAACCCGGCGGGCTACACGCACAGTCTGATCGTCGCGGGCAACGTTAGGGCCACCCTGCGCCAGAATGTAAGCGGCAAAGTCACCGGCATCAGCAGCAGCGCGCACAGCCTCAACGGTTTCGTCAAACTCATCGGCCAGACTGACAGAGCGGATCTTGCGGCACTCACGCCATGCGCCGCGCGACGGCAGGCCGATAAAGTGGAATTGAGGGATACGCCATGTTGACGCCCACGCGGTGACGGCGGCCGCCGTATCAGTCAACAGCTTGCCGGTTTCATGATCGCGTTCGCCGTCCAGCGCGTAGCCGTCGATGTTTTTTGCAATGTATTTGGCGATATAGCCCGCCGCACCGCCTTTGTTCAGGTGCTTGCAGTCAAACCGGTTTTTGGCGGCGCCGCGCTCGTCCCCATCTTCAGCCATGGCATAACGGCGCATGATGTCGATCACCTGCTGGCGCTGCTCTTTGGAGGTAAACAGCATCATATGCCAGTGCGGCGTCGCATCATGGTGCGGTTCGACAACGCGCACGCCGTAGACCTGCAGGCCCGCATCTTTAAACGCTGTGCGGACCTTGCTAAACAGCTTCACAAGATAGCGCTGGCCGTCTTTTGGCGTGTACGCCTCTTCATCCCATTTGTGATTAAAATGCACCTTCGGGCTGTTCTTGCCGACGGCGCGCGTCGGGTGATATTTGGATGGGGTGGTGATGGTGATAAACATCCCTTTATCGCCACGGATAGCGGCGGCCTGCTCAACACCGGCGATCATCGCCATTAACTCCATACGACGAATTTCCGGGTTAGAGATACTTGCCATCACCTTGTTGATGAGGCTGAAGCGTTCGCCGGTTTCGACGTTCTCTAGCTCGCGGCTGTTGAGGTAATCAAAGTTTGACTGGCGGCGGGCTTTCACATCCCGGATTGCCTGCCGACTGGCGTATGACGACGCCCCGCGATTCACATTACCGACGGCGATCAGCAATGCCTCGCGCCAGCGCGTGCGCTGGGCCTTCAACTGACGTTCCCACCATTCGGAATTAACCAACCGCTGCAAACTGGCAATCGCTGACCGGGCATCCAGTTTGCCTTTGCGGTATTTGCGCCAGTGCATCGGGGTGATATTGAAGGCGCGGGCCATACCGGCAATGCGGCCATAAAATTCTGATTGGGTGGCATCTTCGAAAAGCCCGGCATTGTCGCCGCCGTTCTCCGCCACAAACTCATCACAGTAATCTGCGTAATTCTGCAGAAGTTGACCTGCCACCCGATCGGCAAGGCGGCGGATCTCTTTGTCATCCATACCGGGCAGAGCTGCGTAATTATCGACTTCAGCAGAAAACCGCATTGACGCGGCGAGGTTCATCGCATTCTTGGCGCTCACCGTTTGCAGGCGCGGCCAGATGCGGCGATCGAACTGGAATACCAGCCAATTGTTGGCGTCGTGCAGCCCTTTGCTCTTGAGCAAGTTGGTGTAACGCGTCAAGAACATGGCGCTGAGGAAGCGCGGCAGACGCCGGATATTGGTTAAAACAGCTTGCCCCTGAGCAAGTTCCTCACGGGTAAGCGGTCTCACCGGCCCGGCAATTGCCGGGCGCGGTCCGTTCCATGGATAAGCGTAGGCGGTAGCCGCTTGGCTCATTGAACTTTCGCCGCCTCACATGCAGCAAAAGCCTCTTGGCACAAATTGCCAATGCGGCCTATCTCCGCGCCCAGTGATGCAATGCTATTAACACCGGAATTACGAACGCTGTGATGAATAAGGCCGTTCACAAGCTGGTTAATCGTAGGGTAATAGCCGATAGCCTCGTAACGCTCTTGACCTTCGCTTTTTCCTGTTTTCCCTACCTTCACCGTATTAAGAATGAATTGCAGGTTATCGCTGGTGATAACAAACTCAGAGCCGATTTTAATTTCCATGTTATTTCCTTAATCGTAATTTTGGTTTTCTGGTCTGCGTACAAATTCTGAATCGCTCAAATCAGCCGCAATAAAATGACCTGCCAGCAACGCCAGCAGGCCGAACAAAATAGAGAACTCTGTCATGCCTTCCCCGCGTAAAGGTGACTTTGCGTCTCGCGGATCTGCTGACAACTTACGCAGGTATCAACGCCGGGAACGGCAGCGCGGCGCGCGGCAGGAATCGGAGTGTCACATTCTTCACAAACAAAGGCAGAAGACAGCGTGGAGGATTTGCGGGCGTTGGCGATCTGCGCCTCCAATACCAGCGCTTGCCGCTCTTGTTCGTAGTCCATCAAGTCGGCCATTAGTGCGGCTCCTGCGCTTGATGCTCGATGGCTTCAGCCTCTTGGCGGAGCAGCTCAACAGCTTCAATAGCCGTTAAACCGTCCTTAGAGATATGTGCAGCCAAACGCACCAGACGAGCAGCGGCGAGATCGGCTTGATTCTTACGCTCATCAAGGCGGGCGTGGTCAAGCAACACAGCCACTTGTGAAATATCGCTACCTTGCTTTGCCGGGTCTAAACCCATAAAAATCACATTCGACATATTTAATCCTTATTTCAGACAAAGCGATGCCCGGCGGGTTAACGCCAGAATTACGCAATGCGGTTAATTAACGTTTAATTCGCAATCATCATCACTGATAAATCGCGGTAAGGTTTTTGATAAATCAATCAGGTCATTCAGCGCCCACACGATTTGTTTACGCTCTGAATAACGCATTTCTGCAAACTTCATTTTTATATGCCGCTCTTTGAGCCCGGCATGAAAACAAACAGTTCTGCGGATATGTTCCGGCGACTTATCAAAAGCCTCTTGCGCCTGATTCCGCTTATGCGGGAACAGCTCACGCTTAATCTGTGAAATGCGCTTAATGCCGATCGCTTTTTGTGTTTCAGTAGCCAACAACATGACAGCCCCAATTAACGACAAAACAAACGGCGCAGCGGTGAAACAGGCTTAGCCGCTGACAGGCCACGCAGTAAGGCCGCCTGATCGTGACATGGGCGCCAGCGCTTTCCGCCCGGCAGTTCAATAAAACCGTGTTCAAAATGCCGCGACGGGCTTTGTTGCTTCAATAGCGGGGCTATAGAGATAGGCATATATTTTCCCTCCTAATTAATCCATTCTCAACAGTCCACAATGTAGGCAGTTGAGAATGAAAACCGAGTTTTAGTCATGCCCGGTACATGGTTGCTGTGGTAGGATCGAATCGCCAAAAACAACCAACCAACAACGGAGTTATTGCATGTTAGATAGTGATATCGATGATGTTAAATCTTTACTTTCCGGATTAAATAGAATTCTCGACAACATTGAGAAACCAATTCAAAACAGCCCTCACGCTGAAGAGCTGAAAGAATTGCATATAGCACTTGGTGTCAAGCTTAATGAAAAAATACCCGTAACCCACAAAACCATTATCGAATTTTTCTGAATACAACCCACGAGGCCTGAAATGGCCTCACTCTTTTATTTCACCAAGACAAATAAAAGCGTCGAACACCTGCTTAACCTCCTCCATTGGAACTCCTTTCAACTCCATTTTTTTAACTTCTTTGCCTAAAGATTTTTGCATCACTCTTAAGAGTCGAGTACGCTGTTTTGCAGTTGTAATTTGCTGTTTAAGTGCCGCCTCAATACGATCCTTTTTAGCTTCCCGCATAAACTCTCCTTTCATTGTCAAGCCAATCCCGCCACAGCCCCCAAGCCACCGATAACATCTACGGTTGTGGCTAGAGCCGGATTGGATTGAATACGATTTTGAACGGTCAGGCCGATTAGCGACAAATGACGGATCGCCGTGTTAACGCTATCGAGTAGAGCGGATTTACGAGATGCCGTTTTGTGATCGCCTTCTACCGCCGCCGCCGCAACTGAACCTACTGCCGCTGTTGCTTTCAGCGCGTATGTAGATATGTTGCCAGAGCATGCCTCATTAATTGGCACTGAAGGCAAACAGTTCAACTGTGCCAGCAAGGCATCTACTAAGCTGGAATCTTCCGTTGCATCAGTGATTGCCAACAGTTCGGTGCAACTCAGCTGATGCGGTTGTTCTGGGTTCAGCTTGTTACGGAGCATCTGCGGCTTCATTTCAATCTGTTCAGCAACGCGCACAAGGTTTTGCCGAACAGCAAACTGGCGACACGCCATCTCAAAATGTGGATGTTTTGAAACTTCAAAATCAAACATTCCTCTCCCCTTTTGCGTCTGGCAACATCTCAAATCGTTACCGAGAATTCACATTCCGAGAGTGCATTAAGCGTAAGCTTCACCATGTTGATTAGTACTTTCTCTCGTTTTGCACCAGTGCCTAAGCGATGACGATATGAAGACAGACGCCCATCGGCGAGCATGTCATCAACGGTATTTTTAGATAACCCCGTGAGTTCACAATACTTTTCTATAGTGACGTGCGGTGTAGGAACCGTGATTGAAATGTTTTTACGCATAGTGCAAGATCCTCCGATGACCTGTGGCGGGTCGCGTTAAGTGGTGATAAGCGGTTACAAAGGTGTTCCCTTCCAAATTGGAAGTGAATTTAGTACCACAAAATGACAATGTCAATTTAAAAATTGGCAAAATGGAAGTTTATGGAATTCAATCAAGACGCAAAAGCTGCTATCGAAAGGATGGTAAAGGCCTATGGAGTCAAAACGAAACTAGCTTTATGTGAAGCCTTAGGTATCACAGCTAGTGCTCTTGCGAACAGACAAAACCGCAACGCTTTTCCTGCGGAGTACGTTTTGAAATGCGCCTTAGATACAGGTGCATCTGTACGTTGGTTAACATATGGTCATGGTGACATGTTTGAACAGAGCATTGTTACAGCACCAAACACAATAGCTATCCCCAGTAAAGAACTAGTAGATCGAAAACTATATGACAGAGACACACTATTACTCGATAAAAACTTACTGCCTTATGAAATAGAAAAATCAACAATTATAATTGAAGGTAATGTAAAGTACTTAGTAACAAGTAAATATGCTGACGTTTATGACGGAAAATGGCTCATTGACATAGATGAGAACATAAGCATTAGAAATTTAATACGAGCACCAAATAAAAAAGTAATAGTTTCCGATGGAGATAGCACTTTTGAATGCCCAATCGACGACTTAAAAATAATCGCAAAAGTATTAATGATATTTTCTACCTTGTAGGCTTTTAATATAAACATTGAGGCACAGCAATGAACACAGTCAATGAAGAATTATTATTTAAAACTCGCGACGAGTACAATAGAAAACCAATTGCCGAAAAAATAATAAAAATATTAAAATCAGAAATGTCTATATCACCGATGATAATCGATGGAAGTTGGGGCACAGGGAAAACTGAGTTTTGCTTCAAACTTATAAACTTGTTTAAAGAAGAAAATCAAAAACAAGAAATAATTTATATCAATGCATTCAATGAAGATCATACTGATGAGCCAATATTGACTTTACTAGCAGCAATAATAAATTTAATACCCGAATCAGAGCGACCATCATTAATAGAAAAAGCTTTACCTGCAATACGTTTTGGACTAAAAACAACCCTTAAAGCTGGTGCCGCTTGGGTATTAAAGCAAAACACTGATAACCTAGCCGAGGAATTTACAGAAGCGGTACAAAAAACCAGTGATGCGGCTATAGATAGCACTATAACTTCACTAATAAAAGATCATGTAGATTCTGACAAGAATATTAAAGCATTAAAAACAGCCCTTACTGAAATATCCAGTAAATCACCTATATATATTTTTATAGATGAATTAGATAGATGCAAGCCCAGCTTCGCCATCTCAATCCTAGAAAATATAAAACATGTATTTGATGTTGAAAATGTTAAGTTTATTTTAATTACAAACACCCAGCAATTACAAGCATCAATTAATCACATATACGGCATTTCAGTTGATGCAAAGCGCTATCTAGATAAATTTATAAAGTTCTCATTCTTACTCCCTGACACATACAGCCCAGACAACTATACACAAATACATACATCCATAGATCATTGGAATTATGTATCTAGTCATTCTGAATTATTAAAAACCATCGAAAGGCCAGTAATAGAAAGCATTAAGGAATTAATTAGGAAAAGTAAATTATCCTTACGCGAAGTCGAAACCTTCGCCCGATACATTGAAATTTATCAGTCATTGAGCGGAGACGGTCTTGGTAAGGATACAGTTTTTGGTTATTCGTTATATCGATTGATAGGTGTATTTTTCTACTGCTTCTACAAAGAAATAGCATTAAACTTATCAGGAGAAAGAGTTGATTTAAACTCTATTTCATCTGCATTAAAAATCAAACAATTAAACTACAGCCAAGGATCTTACCCAGATCATTTAGACTTGGCTTTTTATGGTATAATTTCAGACTCTAACTCTGGCGAAGGGGATTTTTTAGATCCGCTGCGCGGACAAGAACAAGAACAGCATTGGGAACAATTATTACACAATCTATTCCGTTATGGCCATGGAAAACCTAATAATGTTATTAAAATAGTTACTTCTGCAATTGATGTGATGCAATTGAAATAAAAATTCATAATAAATATGTTTTTATTAAAACAAACATTGACCACTGTAATTGCATACAGTTAAATACTCCCCACTTTCAATAGGGGGCCCAATGGCAGTTCGGAAACAATCATCCGGTAAGTGGTTATGTGAATGCTACCCTGCTGGCCGCGAAGGCCGCAGGGTACGTAAGCAATTCGCAACCAAAGGTGAAGCCTTAGCGTTTGAACGCTTCACTATGGAGCAGGTAGACAATAAACCGTGGTTAGGCGAAGCGATCGATCGCCGCAAGCTGAGTGAGGTTGCCAAACTTTGGTACAACCTGCACGGTCAATCCCTTACCGCTGGTGAACGTACCTACAAAAAACTATGCCTTGTCATTGAAGCTCTGGGCGATCCCCCTGCTACCACCTTCACCGCAAAAGACTTCGCGCATTATCGTGATAAACGTTTGTCCGGTGAAATCTACTTTTCCGAGAAGTGGAAGAACGGTGCCGAACCCGTAACCGTCAATCTTGAACAAAGCTACCTAAGCGGTATGTTCAGCGAGTTGGCCCGGCTTGGCGAATGGAACCAACCCAATCCGTTAGAGAACATGCGCAAATTCACCGTCGCAGAAAAGGAAATGGCGTGGCTGACGCACTCACAAATCACTGAGTTGTTAGCAGCCTGCAGTAGAGGCGATTCTGATTTGCCGCTTGTAGTCGAGGTGTGTCTCAGCACCGGCGCTCGTTGGCGAGAAGCGGAAAACCTCACCCGGTCACAGATAACACCGCATAAAATCACGTTCATCCGAACCAAAGGCAAAAAGAACCGCAGTGTTCCGATCAGTAAAGCACTGTACAAGAAGTTGATAACGCGGGGTGATGATCGTCTATTCAGCGAATGCTATTTTCGCTTTATGGCCGCGCTAGAAAACACCAGCATTCAATTGCCCAAAGGCCAGCTAACCCATGTGCTACGCCATACCTTTGCGGCGCACTTTATGATGTCTGGCGGCAACATTCTGGTATTGCAACGCATCCTCGGCCATCATGATATTAAGATGACAATGCGCTATGCTCACCTTGCGCCGGAGCACCTCGAAACCGCCCTGCAATTCAATCCGCTGGCGACCATGCCAGGTGGCGACAAAGTGGCGGCATAGGTTGGCAATCCCCGTATTTCCTCCCCCTTCATCGGTATAAAAACTCTTTATAAAACAAATAACTTATTGATTTTATTATTGTAGTGAGGAAATCGGGTTTTTTGTTACCTGAAACAGCCCGCAACACCAGTTGTCGCTGCCTCGTCGTCAGGCATAAAGCATCCTGCCTCTGAATGTCGCTTACGCCAGCATCCCATCAATGTGCAGGTTTCAACATAGAAACGCTGCTTGTGGGTTCGCCACTGTTCAAAGAGATGGCGTCACAAACGGTACTTAACAACAGCACTCTCGTCGCTGTCGGCTGGGTGCTCTTTGGTGGCTCATTCCATCATCTTCCTGTATATCATAACGTCATGTTACCGCACTGGAAGAAGACCAGCATTGTCCCCCATGATAGTCGAGACTATCTAATTCACCTGTTTTATTTTTTCTTTAATTTTAATTAGTTTCTTTATATACGCATTGCTCTTATCCCCTTTAGCTATTTCCGCAGAAATCAGCGAGAGGAAGCTGTCATTAAAATCATCTTTGGCTAAGGGGTTAGCGCCATGAGCCAAAAGAACCTCAATGTGTTCTGGGCAACTGTTATACAGCGCATTAATTAATGGCGTTCTGTTCATAGCGCCTTTGATATTAACATCAGCTTTGTAAGCTATTAGAGTACTCAATGTCTCTGTATTAACCGCTTGAAAACTTTTGAAAATTATTGGCTGATTGTTTATTTCATCCCTTGCATTAGGCGATAGTCCGCCTTCAAGCATAGCCTGTATCCAGACGCCTTTATCCGCTTTCATGACATACTCAGCCGGGCTACTTCTCCCTTCCGGCCTTGGCTGCAATGGGTCTGCTCCCGCCTTGACCAAATCCGTAATGATCTTGAGCCGCTCTGGCGTGTTCTTATCAAAGATAGCGTTATTGATCGCCCAGAATAGCAACGTCATATCCGCCTTAGCCGGCCGATTTAACGTTTCTTTGCTTACCGTCGGTAAAACCTTATCCAGCTTTTGCCTGTCCCCCTCGTAGATGACGTTGGCGATGTCCAGCGGCTTCCCTTCAAAGTAATCCTGTGGTTGTAGATCCCTACCTTGTTCGCATCCCTGCATCATGAGCATTGACAGCAACATGATAATGATAAGAGCGCTGTGCCTCATGCCATCTCCATTTTTAACATAACCACGGCCCAACTTTGCTTTATTACCGTATCAGTATCCCTCTACCCCCTTGGGATACTGAGAACGGCCTATTGACTGACAGGAGCAGGCGGCCATTTCCCGCCACGCTTAATTAGCTCGTCTCTGATGCGCTCAAGAGACTCTTTCGCCTCACTGCCGTCCTGACTCCTATTAATCAGCCGTTGAAGTTGATTGCCCATCGTCCAACCCGAGTTGCCTCTTATATCGCTATCGGCGCCTTTTTCTAATAAAAGAATGACGTGGTCATAGGAGTGATAGTCTAAAGCATCGATGAGCAGCGTATCACCCAGTGAATTTCTTATATTTATATCAGCACCATGCTCCAACATGACCTCTAATGTTTCTGTGTTTTTTGCAAAGATGCTATTAAATATAATGGGTTGATTATGAACCTTATCCCTAGCATTTGGAGAAAGTCCGCCCTCTAACATAGCCTGTATCCAGATGCCTTTATCCGCTTTCATAACAAATTCAGCTGGGCTACCTGGCGTGTTGGGTTGAGGCTGTAAAGGATCTGCGCCGGCTTTTACCAAATCAGTGATAATTTTCAGCCTTTCAGGTGTGGTTTTATCATAGATGGCATTGTTTATTGCCCAGAACAATAAGGTCATTTCTTCCTTAGCTGGACGATTTAAGATCTCTTTGTTTACTGATGATAACTGTTTATCCAACTGCGGCCTATCACCATCATAAATGGCTTTGGCAATGTCCAATTGCTGACCGTCAAAATAATCCTGCGGTTGTAAATCCATACCTTTTTCGCACCCTTGCATGATGAGCGTAGACACTACCATCGTGATAATGAGAATAAGTTTTTTCAT